CCCCGAAAAGGATCAACTCCCGATTTTGCACGATGGGCAAGGACGCCCATTCTTCGAATATCTCCTGTTCCCGTACTACGCGAAAGCGTTTGAGATTCTCGTTGAGCGTCAAGGGAAATACGGCCCGAAGAATATTCTTGACGCAGGGGTATACGGGGTCGTCGAGCAGCTTCGAAATAAAGTCGAGCGAGCCTCGGCGCAACTGCACGGAACGGTCATTGATGGGCGGGTCGTCCTCGAACCTATGGACGAGGAGACGAAGAAAGTCTTTCGGGACTCGCTTCTCGATCTCGCAAACTATTCGATAATCGCCCTCGCTCTTACCGAGGGACTATGGGTCGCCGATATGGTGCTCGACCCAACGAAGCCGGCTCGACCCTATGGGCTCGACGTCTCGTGGATTGGGGAGGGTTGACCGTGAAGGAGGAAACGAAAGATCTTCTCGACGCGATTCGCTCGTTCGTACAAATTCACGGCTACGCCCCGACGATTCGGGAACTTGCCGAGGAGCTTGAAGTCGGGCATTCGACGGTCGCGAAGGGATTAAACGAGTTAATTAACTTCGACAAGATTCGACGAGACGCAGGGGTCGCCCGCGGGATCGTTGTCCGGGAGGAATGATGCCGACTTACGAGTACCGGTGCTCCAATTGCCGAGAGATCGTAGCGATCCTCTCGCCGATGAACGAGCCGAAGAAGCCGCTTCGTCACAATCTTGACGGAGGAATCCTCGAACGAATCTTCACCGCTCCCGCGGTGACGTTCAAGGGTGCAGGTTGGGCGAAGAAGGATCGAAAGGAGGGTCGATAATGGCCGAGGTAGCAGTCAAGCGAGCGGAACTCGCATATCAAGATTCGTACGACAAGGACGAGATGCGTCTTGAAATCCGAGAGACTCGGTATCCGTGCGGAAACGTCAAGATCGAAGCGATTACCGTCGATACCGGGTACGTTTATGCGACGCTCTCGTTCGACGTCGAAGTCCCGCTCCCGGAAAAAGTCTTTCAACTCCGAGATTGGGGTCACGTCAACGAGTTAGCGGTAACGCTTGTATCGCTTGGAATTATTGAATCGGCGGACGACGAGGGAATCTTCTTCCGTCTCGTCGACGTCGGGTAGACTCCACGAATGGCCGGAGTAAAGACGCAAAAGGGCGGCCCTCGACGCGAGCCCGTATGGGCGGCGAAGCCGTGCGCGGATTGTCGCGAGGAGATCGCGAAGTTCGTCGACGCTGCGCGGATTAAGGAGATCTCGTTCCCGGAGGGGTCGGCTCGTCGAACCTCGTATCGTTGGGTTCACCGAAAACACCTCTTCGGAGGGGCGAAGTAATGGGACGCGTAAAGGATCTCGCAATCGACGCCGCGAACGAGGAGAGGCGCAAGCGAGGAGCCCGCAGTAATAGCCGCGGAAAAGCGTTCGAACGGGAAGTCGCAGGGAAGCTCGGCGAGGACGCGAAGCGTACCGGGCAATTCGGCGGGAAGACGGACGTCGAGGCTCCGTGGATTCAGATTCAATGCAAGCTCGGGAACGGGTATTTCCCAACGCGTCTCGATAACGCACTTCGAGCGATTAACCCGAGAGGCGACCAACTGCGAGCAGTCGTCGTCGGGAATCGGCCCGAGACTCCGGGCGTCAAGCGGACGACGCTAATCGTGCTCGACTTCGAGCAGTTCGTGCAATGGTTCGGAGGGCGCAACGATGAAGCGATTAACGAGGAATAATCGACCCGTCGATGCTATCGAGCTCGTGCTCGCGTTGACGCAAGCCCGGATAATCGGCGAATCGACGTTGAAAGACGCTCCCGAATATCTTCGAGGCTACGAAGATGGAATCCGCGTCGCGATTGAATTAATCCGAGCCTCGGACGGAATGCTAAAAGCGGTTGACGATCGGGAGTACGAGAAGCGATGACCGGGTTCGTACGAACCATCGTCGGGGTCGTACTAATCGTCGCAGTCCTCGGGATCGGTGCGATCCCTCCCCGCGTGATCGTCTATCCGTCTCCTTCGGTCGAGATCACTCCCGACCCGTCTCCGACGAACGCGTTCCTCTCGATCACCGGTCGCGCGACGTATTACGACGCCTCGAAAAACGGAGCGTGGTATACGCGCAAGCCGCGCGCAGGGGCGGAGAAATATCACCAAGAAGGAAGCCCGTATCCGTTTTATGGTGCGGCCTCTCCCGCTCTTCGCAAGCTGCGTCCGTTCCGTTGGGGTTCGGAGCCGTATCGCGTGATCGTCTCGAACTTGAATACGCATACGGCGATCGTTGTATGGATTGTCGACGAGTGCGCGTGCGTCGGAGGCGGCGTAATCGATCTCTCTCCGCTCGCGTGGAAGACGCTCGGCGAAGGGAAGATCCCGTTCTCTCGGGGAGTGCAAGACGTGCGGGTCGAGATCCTTCCGTAACGCTAATATCCCGATTCGGGTATCCTGCGCGAATGGGCGGAGAATGGCGGCGTAAGGATCGAGACGAGAAGTCAAAGACTAACCTCGCGCGTCCCGAGGCGAAGATCTTTTACGCGATGGTTAAAGAAGCTCGCGGGAATAAGCGAGCACTCGCCGGAGTCAGCGTGGCGCAAGACGAACTCGGTCTCCCGACGTCGTGGCTTCGCGAACGCGTCGCGGGTCGAATTCGGGTTAAACCCGTCGATCTTGAAGTCTTGCAGCGGTTAATCAATATCGCGAAGTCTCGCGTTTATCACTCGGGCATTACGTCCGAGGAGGCTACGGCTCGACGCCGAGAGAATGCGAAGCCGTCCGCCGAGCTTGCAGAATACCGACGAGCCGTTCGCCGTATGTGCCGAGAGTGCGTCGGGTGCGACGGTCGGGATAAAGACGAGGATCTCGAATGCCCGGACGGATCTTGCCCGCTGCGTCCGATCTCTCCGCTTAAACTTTCCGCGAAGCCGATCGTCGTAGGGGAGACGTGGGAGTAAACTCTCGACGGGGCCGCGTGGACGCTTCGCTTTATCCGGTGAGGTGAGCGGGGAAACCCGAGGTTCGACTCCTCGGCGGCTCCATCACCTACGACCGCACGCGTCTCCTCGGCGTTCCTTCGGAGAGTTGAATCCGTATTTCGCAGCGAACAGAGGACGGGCGGATCGATACTCAATCGCGAGGACTCGGTCGGCGTGAAGGGCTTTCTTCGGCGAGAGATATTTCGTATGAAGACGCATTGTCTCGATCGCCCATTTCCGCGAGTGATAATCGTTGACCGATAGGTGCGCGAGCTCGTGAAGAATTGTCTCTTTATCTTGCCCGGAGCATAGGGTTACGGTGTACTCGTCGAAGTCCGCCTCTCCGTCATAACACCCGAGAGATCCTTCGGGGTGCGAGTGCAGGATCACCGCTTCGACTCGGATCTTCTCGGTCGCGGCGACCCGTTCGAGGAACGCGATCGTCGGCTTCCACGCGTCGACTTTCTCAACCGGTTTATCCTCGGGGACGATTAGTCGGATCATAGGAGGGAGATTCTATGCGGAAACCGTGCCTCGTATGCGGAGCGGTCTCGGAGGGTTCACGATGCCCAACTCACGCGCTGCGCGATACCCGCAAGCGGGAAGGATACGGGTACGCGTGGGCGGTACGCAGTAAGGAATTCCGAAAGCGATATCCGTTCTGCGCCATATGCAATCGGGGCGGGAACGGGATCGAGCTCCACGTCGACCATATCGTCCCACGCTCCCTCGGCGGTTCGGACGATTACTCGAATCTTCGTACGTTGTGCGGGGATTGTCACCGTCGATACGGTCGGACGCGACGCTCGAAGGGGTGATACCGGGTAGGGGGGTTTATTTGCAGCACGCTACGATCGCAGTATCCGACCCCCCACGCCGCGTACGCTCGGAGAGGTTTTTCGGTTTATGTTACCGAACGGGTTTCGGTTCGGAACTCGAACCGCTACACTCGGCGAATGAGTAAACCCCTACGGAATCGGATCGTCGGACTCGGGGCGGAAGATCCCGAGCAGCTCCTCGCGAACCCCGGTAATTTCCGCGGTCACCCGATCCGACAACGGGACGCGCTCCTCGCGCTCCTCGACGAAGTCGGGTTCGTGGCTCCCGTGATCGTGAACCGTACGACGGGCCATCTCGTCGACGGGCATCTTCGCGTCGAGCTCGCTCTCTCGCGGGACGAGAAAGCGATCCCGGTCTCGTACGTCGAACTATCTGAGGAGGAGGAACGGCTCGTCCTCGCAACGTACGATCCGGTCGGAGATCTCGCCTATGCGGACGGTGCTCGGCTCCGTGAACTCCTCGACGGGGTCACGTCGGGCGAAGCCGCAGTTATGCAACTCCTCGAATCCGTCGCGACGGAAGCGGGCGTCCTCGACGCAGTCGTAAACCCGACGCCGAAGCCCGAGCGGAAAGTAACTTGCCCGAGCTGCGGAGAGGAGTTCTCGCCTCGTGGGTAGTCGAGGGCCGCAACCGAAGCCGACGCGATTAAAGCTTCTCTCCGGGGAGACGCGTCCGAGCGTGATTAATTACGCGGAGCCGCTACCCGCGGGCGGATCGATGACTCCTCCGAGCGATCTTCGACCCGAAGCTCGCGTCGTATGGGAACGCGTAATCGACGCTCTCGGATCGACGGGAGTCTTAACTTCGGCGGATAAGGATATCCTTCGGCTTTACTGCGAAGCGTACGTCCGCTACGTTGAAGCGGAAGCGATGCTCGCGAAGACGGGGCCGCTACTAAAAGGGCGGGCGGGAGAGTTCGTTAAAAACCCGCTGCACCAAATCGTCCGCGATAATGCGGAGAGTGTAAAGAAGTACGCGCGAGAGTTGGGCTTAACCCCGGCGGCTCGCTCGGGATTGCGAGGAGTGATCGATGACGGAGCAAACTCCGCAACGGCGAAACTCGAAGCGATCATTAAAGCCGCGCGTCGAGCGTAAGTCCGAGGGTAACCTCGTCGCCGAATTTATCGAGACGTTTTGTCGACTCTCGAAGGGAGACGGTGCAGGTAATTTAATTAAACTTCGTCCGTGGCAACGCGAGATCCTCGACGAACTCTTCGAGCTTAAAGAAGACGGTCGACGCCGCAAGCGTCGCGGGCTCCTTCTCCTTCCGAGAAAGAATGGGAAGTCCCTGCTCGCTTCGGGGATCGCGCTCTATTCGCTCTTTACCGAAGTCGGAGCGTACGTCGGCGTCGTCGCTTCCGATCGGGCGCAAGCCCGGATCGTCTTCCGAGAGTGCGCGCGTATGGTCGAGCTCGATCCCGTGCTCTCCTCGAAACTTCGCGTCCTCCGTGACGTGATCGAATATCCCGAGACGGGCTCCGTCCTCCGCGTCCTCTCCTCCGATTCCGACGCGGCCGAGGGTTACGACTTCTCCGCGCTTATCTTCGACGAGCTGCACACCCAACCGAACGATCGGCTATGGGCGACGGTGAACCTCGGTTCCGGTACGCGAAAGAATCCGCTCGTACTCGCGATCTCGACCGCGGGTTCGAAGACGGACGCGAAGGGTCAAGATTCAATCTGCTATCGACTCTTTCAATACGGACAACGGCTCGCGTCGGGAGAGATCGAGGACGACTCGTTTTATTTCCGATACTTTCACGCTTCCGATTCGCTCGAATGGGATTCTCCCGAAGCGTGGCAATCCGCGAACCCCGCATACGGAGATTTTCTCGATCCCGAGGACTTCAAGTCGGCGGTTAAGTCACTTCCCCGAGACGCGTTCGAGACGAAGCGTCTTAATCGTTGGCTTACCGCAGGGGCGGCGGCGTGGCTTCCCGCGGGCGTCTTCGATAAGTGCCGATCGGATCGACGACTTCAACCGGGGGAGAAGATCGTCGCGGCGTGGGACGGAAGCTTCGACGGAGACGCGAGCGTCCTCGTCGCGTCAACGCTTGACGCGTATATCGAACCACTCCTCGTCTTCGAACGTCCGCTCGACGATCCGCATTGGCGAGTCGATATCGGCGACGTCGAGGAAGCCGTACTCGCGCTCCGGTCGAAGTACGAGATCGTCGAACTATGCGCCGATCCTTTTCGTTGGCAACGCTCCCTCGAACGCTTCGCGAAGGAGGGAATGAACGTCACCGAGTACCCGCAATCCGCCTCTCGAATGGTGAACTGCACGCAAGGAGCGTTCGAATCGATCACGCAGGGAACGTTGACGTGGGGTGGTGAGCCCGTGCTCGCCGCAGCTCTCGCGCGTCACGTCGACAATGCTCGAATTAAGATCGACCGCTTCGGGCCTCGGCTTACAAAAGAAGGGAGATCATCTCCCCGTAAAATCGACTGCGCGGTCGCGCTATGTATGGCTCTCGACCGGGCGAGGTATTATGCAACGGAAGCCGCGAAGCCGGCTCGTAGCGTGGGGTTTTTTAGTCTATGATTTCGAACGTTATCGAACTCGCAGGGATCGCCCTCCTTCTCGTCGCCGCGTGGATTCTTCACCCGGCAATTATTATCGGACTCGCGGGCGTCTCGTTAATCGCAATCGGATATGCAAGGGGTAAGAAGTGAGCGTTATTCGTCGCATTCTTTCGGGAAGCTCGGAGGAGCGAAACCTAAACGGGCTCGGTCTTCTTCCGCAAGCGTTCGACCGCGTCCCTTCGTTGACGATTCAACGCGTCGACCCGAAGTCCGTTCTCGGACTATCGACGGCGTGGGCGTGCGTTCGTATCCTCGCCGATCTTATTTCGACGATGCCCCTTGACGCATATCGCAGGGATAACGGTCAGCGTCGACCGTATCGACCGGGCGGCACGAAACCCGCTTGGATTAACCAACCCGTCCCGAACGAAGTCTCGTACGGAATCCAATCCGTCCTCTCGGAAATCGTAACTTCGCTAATGCTCTCAGGAAACGCATTCGTTTACGCTCCTCGCGATCCCGAGACGCTCGAACCGCTCCTCGTTAAAGTGTTGCACCCCGAGTCGGTCACGATTTCGCGAGCGAATGGTAAGCTGCAATATATCGTCCGCAATTCCGACCAAGTCGAGGGGACGATCTTCGGCCCGGAATCCATTTTGCATATCCCGCTTATTCGTCTTCCGGGTGCAGACTATGGACTCTCTCCGCTCGACGCGCTGCGAAATACGTTCGCCCTCGGACTTACCGTCGAGGAGTACGCACAACGCTTTTTCGCAACGGGTAGCACGCCGACCGGAGTTATCGAAGTCGCCGACTCCTCATTGACGCCCGACCAAGTGAAAGCGATTAAAGAGGGTTGGATTCGCCATCACACCGGAGCGAATATGCACACCCCGGGCGTACTCGTCGGAGCAACGTTTAAAGCTCTCTCGTTCCGTCCCGAGGACGCGCAGCTCCTCGGCTCGCGAGAGTTCACGGTTAACGAGATCGCTCGAATCTATCGCGTCCCTCCCGCACTCCTCGCGGTCACGACGCCGGGTGCTATGTCGTACGGATCGGTCGAGCAGTTGTCGGAAGACTTCGTGCGCTTTACTCTTCGCCCATTGGCGGAGCTCGTGGAACGCGCACTCTCAACGCTAATCCCGCTACCCGAGGCATTCGTAAAATTGAATATGGACTCGCTCCTTCGAGGCTCGACCGAGTCTCGGTATAACGCGTACGCTAAGGGGCTCGCTTCCGGTTGGTTAAGCGTTTCGGAGATTCGACGGAGTGAGGATCTTTCTCCGATTGAAGACTCTTCCGCCGACGCATATCGACAACCGCTCAACGAGTCGGACGCAGCGATCGCTTCCGCACGTCAGAAAGCGGACGTTTTCGCAATCCTTATCGGCGCGGGTATGACGCCCGAGGAAGCGAAGAAGCTCGCGGGTCTATGAGCGTCTCCGTAACCGTCGGAACTGCTACCGGAACCGCGTCTCTTGCGTTTGATTGTCGAGCTGAGGTATGTCTCCTCTCGTTTAACAATCATTCGGGAGATCCTCTCTTTATCGGGGAAGCCGAAGTCACGACTTCGACCGGATATCGAATTGCAAGCGGAGCGATCGAGCAAATCACGATTTACAACGGGGATAAACTTTACGTCGTTTCGCAAGGAGCCTCCCGCGCGTACGATATCCTCCACACTCAACCGAACCCGTGAGCGTGATTATCGTCGACGTCGACGGGACGCTCGACCTAAACGGGAATCCGAACCAACCGCTTATTGCCGCGCTTAATCGCAACGTCGCGGACGGAGATCGGGTCGTCGTGATTTCGGGGCGTCAAGA